CCAAGCACCATCGTTTTTCATTTCTATTTCTAATTCTGCTAGCCAACCAGATAAATCCATCTTAGCGTGGTTCTTTATTTCAATAGTGACTCCTGGAACTCCACTAATATCGCCTTTATCTAGGGTTGCTCCTGCTAGTCTGCGGTCCGCATACTTAAAGCCATTAGCCTTAAGCCAAGCAACAACATCTCGTTCTGCTTGACTACCTTTGCGTTTGGCTGCACTACTCAAATTTTAATTTCCGTATACTGTCTCTTGCATATATTTAACTTGAACATCATCTAGGTACATATTGTCTGGGTTAAAAGCAAGGCTGACATAATTGTTACCTGTCTGGTCTGCTCGTCCATATCTGTTCTTGACTGGGGCTACACAGAGATAGGTCTCGTCTCCTTGTTTCATTTGTCCGATAGTCAAAACCATTGCTGGTATCTGATTTACTAGACCTTGAATAGCATTACGTGGCTGGCAAGGATAACCATCAAATCCTTCTTTAGTATGGTGCAGAACTAATACTGCTGAGTTAGTATCTCTTGCAAGATACTTTAACTCTTTCATAGCAGCACGCATACCTTGGAATTCTTCGTGTCCATCCATTGCTATATCCATCAAGTTATCTACAACAATAAGCGTAGGACTTCTACCCCATACAGTTTCAAATGCAGATACTTCTTCATCTAAATCTTTTAGTGTTGGTGTAGATTCAAATGACCAGAACAAATGATTGTTCATAACCAATACTTCTTCTGCTTGTTTTGGGTCACGCTTTAGTAATTGTTCTGCTGCTTGTTGAGATATATGACTAGACATTGCTACTAATCGCATAGCCATAGTGTGAGCGTTGGTATCTGCACTGAAATAAAGTGTAGGTACTTTTGCTCTGGCTGCTATTGCTAATGCTATTGATGACTTACCTGCACCTGGGGTGCCTGCAATCATTGTGATTTCTGCACGGCGCAGAATAATTCCTGCTCGTTCAAACGCCGCAAAAGCGGGTGGCAATGGTTCGCCACCCACCTCTGCTTTGTTGATGCTACGTTTTAATGTACGCATTTACTTTACCTGGTCTGGAACAAATGTATTCCAGTCTGGTGTACCCACTCTCGCATAGACATTTTTGCATTTATCCAATGCACCTTTTTGTGCTGCACAGAAATAACCACGGTACATCTTGCCGTCTTTACCTGTTCCCTGGATTGCTGTCATCTTTCCGTGTGGACAATTGCGTCCACCACCGATTGATGGTGATGATGTAGTTGCCCAACCTTCTGGTGTTGGTTGAGTCTCTACGATACTAGCGCCCAGACTTGCTGCTACCTGTGCTGATGACATAGGTGCTGGGCTAGAGTAGTTTTTTGATGCTGATTCTAGTTCCATTACTGCAGACTTAATTGATTCCAATGCCTCTGCTACTAGGTTATCAAGTTGGTTTCCTGTTTCGGCACGGACTGTAATTAAACTACCTGCTGTTGACTTTACTGTGATACTGATTGGTGCTTCTGTTGAAGACACTATCTTCTCCTTACTCTAGTGGTGTAACGAGACCTTTCTTGTCTCGCCATTGTCTTACCTTCATTGCAAATTGTACTCCCTTCCAGCCTTCTGCTATGTCTATCCAAACTAATTTGCATAGACCAGTTCCTGCTGGTAAGTGAATGATAATTGCTTTTTCCTTGTTGACTTCTCCCCAACTACCACGGGTTGCCGTCTGCACATCATAAGGCAACCCGTTAGCATAAATTGCTAACTGGATTGCTATATTATTTGGATGGTCTATACGACCTGTCTTTATATCTGCAATGAATTTTTCACCTTTATATTCAACAAGTCTGTCTGGTGTGCCAGCAATCTTGAATTTATCTAGCACACAAAATTGTTCTATAAAGATTTTATTTAGTTGCTTTGTTGTTTCTTCATAGGCTCGGATGTCCCCTGCCCACTCGTCTGGAATAGGTCCAAGTTCCTGTCCCAAATCTAGTTTCTCTGTAAATGCGTGAAGTGCTGTGCCGATAGTCGCTGCACGACTAGCACCTGCTACTTCCATAGCATCTTCTATATACTTGTTAATAGCCATCTTATCATCTTGCGATGCATTGATTGCTAATAACAAATCACTTCGCACTGTTAATCCTATTGCTGCCATACGCATTTTCCAGGCGGTCAATGCTGATGGGTCATCAAGACTGTTGGCTATTGTTGTAGCCCTAGTGTAAGCAATTGGCGTACCACCTTTAGGTGGCTTGACCAGTGGTCTTCCATATCTATCACGGTCTATTTCAGTACGTGCCATTGGGTCCTTGTCTCCTTGTTAGAGAGACGGGCTGATAAAGGAGACTAATCATAAACCAGCCCGTCTTCTTGAGTGAATGGTATCAGACGGAAGGAGATATGACACCATTCGCATCGGCGTGGTTTTGACAATCACACAATCTCCTATGCGCCCAGATGGAATCTAGACGCCTGTGTGGTTGTCTACCAAAAACTATTGTTCGTCAGTACTAGTAATGTCTAGTGACCAGTCGCCAACTGTATCACCATCTAGTTCTATAGCAATACCATTTTCTACTATCTGGTATGCATCATCTTCTGACTCTGCTTCAATATCAGTAACTGTGAATTCAATTCTGCCACTGATTGTCCACAAAGTCTTAAGCATATCTGCGCCAATAGACTCTAGTAATTCGTTAACATCTTCTTTAGAACAGGTAATTTCTGTATCGCCTGTTTCATAACGAGCACTAAAGAATTCATATATTTCTTTACGCATCTTATGTTTGTTTTCCCAATGGGTGTCAATAAGATTTTGTTTTTCTTCTAGTTTTGTTTTCAGGTTATCTTTTTCTTCTATTAATCTAGTAAGTGATTCATTAGTAAAAGTATACTTAGTATCTTTTACTTGGATAGATACTGTTGGTTCAGCACCATTTAACTCAGTGTAATACATTGTCATACTGTCTCCTTTTGTTTGTTTAATTCATCAGCCATATCTTCTGCTATCTTGTATGTATCACCAACAAATACTGGTGGTGGAACTTGAACTGTTGTTCTTGTAAAACGTTGCTCGTTATACCATTTACTCCACGCAGAAAAACGAACAACAATATGTTGATGTGATTGTACAAAACCCTTAGATAGACAAGCATCGTGATAATGTCCACCTGGACTTGTAGTTATATAGTAATCCATTGTTAGTCTCCTTATACTGTTAGTAGTTCTAGTGCTCTAATCTTTAGGCTATCAGAGCCACCTGACATAGCCCTGACTCCTGTTGTAGTTCCACTATCTTGTCTGCCGTGGTCGGCATACTCAATGATAGATTGCCACAAACCGAACTCCGTATCACGGATGTTCTCTTGCGTAGGGCTACTCTCATAGATAGCCCGAGCAATGTTACGTGCTGTAGTTGCACGGCTGAGTTGATTCTTTTCACCTTGGCTGAGTAAGTGGTGAGGTGCGTTCTCAATAGTAGATGGTAGTGGAAATACTTTTTTGAAATACTCCAAAGCCTTATCTCTACTAACTGATTTAGTAATTAAACCGTTGGCAACATTCTCATATTCTTCAATACTCTCGTAAGATATCTGCATGATATGTCTGACTTCTTCTAGGTTTAACTTACTATTTGTTGTGTGCTTTAGTGTATAGGTGTACTTGTTATTGTTTCTATACAGTTTGTTTATTTGGTTGGCACAGAACAATCTTTCAATGATTGGCTTGATGATGACTGAACTGCTGCCATCGTGGCTGGTTCTAGCCAGGATAAATGCAGCGTGTGGGTCATTGGCTACGTTAACTTCTGTTGGTAACTGAAGTAACATCCATACCTTTGCTCCACCATCATACTCACCTGCTGCTGCATAACGTGCTTCGCCTGAATCAATCAGGGAATCTAACGCACTAAACAACTCACCGTTTTGAAATACTTGGTAGCGATTACCAACTACTCCTATGTTGGTGACTTCACCGAAAGGTGTTGTCTTGATGACTGCTTGTTTCTTTCTTACTGGTACTGATAGTGGCTGTCCTGCTCCAGGTATGCTGTAGTCGGCTGTCATTGGGTGCAATGATACTGACCAGTCAAGACCTGCTTGTCTGGCTACATCTTGTGCTGATGTGGCTGTTACTGCTGTGCCTGACTTGACCCAGTTGGATAGGTTTTTAGTTGGCACACTAGTTGTTACTGTCATTAGTCTCCCTTTCATAGATTGTATCTATTACTTTGTGATGTAATTGTTCTGACATACTACGAAATAACTTTGGTTCCCATTGAGCATCAAATACTCTCTTGAGTAATTTTGCCAAAGCATAATCTGGATTGATGCTTATAACTTCATCAAGCATAATCTTGGCTGTATCTACTTCTGATAACTGATACAGATAACTACAAAATATTGTGGCTAAAGGAACTGCTTGTTCTTTAGTTACAACTTCGCTTAGTAGTTGTACATATTCACCAACAAAATCTATATCTTTTTCTAATTGTACACCCATTAGAAAGTCTCTGATTTGTAGATTCTCATTGGCTGCTACTGTTACTTGGGCAATGTGTAATGCTGATGGAATTACACCATCTGCTATACCATCAATTGCTTTGCGGATATCTTCTACAATTTGTATGTTGGTATCCGTATCATTTATTTCATATGTTCCTAATTGTTGTAGCATTTCTTCTTGAACTTCTCTGCGAAGTACATCATAGTCTAGGTCTAACACGTTAGTCTCCTTATAGGTATTGGGCTATTGAATTGTAAGTAGATGTAGATACGGATTCATCATCAGTAAGTTTAAGAATACGAAGTGCATTCTCAATCTCATCTACTGTATCTTTATATGTATGTGCATTCATAACTTCGTGTGCACGCTCAGGTTCTTTTGGAAAATCTTTACCACTAATAGACAAATCAAAATCAACATTCATAGTTGAGTTCCAAGAACGATAATTAGTGCGTAGATTTTCAGCCTTTGCTATATTATCCATAGCATACTTAACAAGTTCTTTTTGCCAGGCTAAATATGCTTTGTTGTACTTGGCTTCCAGTTCATCTTGAGCCTTGTATTCAAGTTTGATTACTGCAAGCCTGCTTTCTAATGCTTTGATAACCCTTGTTGTGGGTATCTTGACATTGATTGTCCTGTTGTTTCCTCTTGCCATATAGTCTCCTTTGTTAGTTTGTTAATACCAGTTATG